AAGATTCAGTTTCTTATATTACAATAGAACCTCATTTAGGTACTGATAGTCAAAGTGCATCTAGCTTATTATCAACATTATCTAGTTGGGGTAGCAATCATAAGTTATCAGGTCTTGCATATTTAGCTTTAAAGTTTAAATGGAATCAAGATGTGTTTAGTGGAATACCAAAAGTTCAAGCTAAAATAAAAGGTAAAAAGGTTGTAACACTAGCTTCTAATTTATCTGAATCTTCTGCAACATTTTCAGCAAACCCAGCTTTTTGCTTATTAGATTATTTGAGAAACACAAGATATGGAAAAGGATTAGCAACAACAGATATTGATTTACAAAGTTTTTATGATGCTTCACAAGTTGCGGTAACACAAGTAACACCATATTCAGGTGCATCAGATATAAACATATTTGATTGCAATGCTGTATTAGATACATCAAAAAAAATTATAGAAAATGTAAGAACTTTATTAAGAGGTTGTAGAGGTTATCTACCTTATACTGCTGGTAAATATAAATTAATAATAGAAACAACAGGTTCAGCTAGTATTACTTTAACAGAAGATGATATTATTGATGGTTACACTTTAAATAGTGAAAACAAAAATGATAAGTATAATAGAGTTATTGTATCTTTTGTAAATCCTGAAAGAAACTTTCAAGTTGATGAAGTGCAATTTCCACCAATAGATGACTCAGGATTAACAAGTGCAGATCAACACGCAACAATGAAAACTGCTGATGGTGGTTTTTTATTAGAAGGCAAATTTGATGTTCAGACAATTACTTCTCCGTATCAAGCGGAAGAAATGGCAGAAGTAATATTAAGAAGATCAAGAGAAGCTTTAAAATTAGATATTAAAGTAGCTGGAGATGGATATGATTTAGCAATAGCAGATATTGTAAATATTACACATTCATCTTTAGGTTTTTCAGCAAAAGCATTTAGAGTATTAGCTATAACTTTTAATGAGGATTTTACAATAGGTCTGACATTAGTAGAGTATCAAGCATCACATTATACTTGGGCAAGTAAGGCACAAGTAGCAAGTACACCATCAACTAATTTACCTGACCCATTTACTATTCAACCACCAGCAAGTGTTACTCTTACTGATGAAATGATTGAATATGCAGATGGAGTTGTATTAACAAGATTAAATATTGTAATAGGTTCATCACCTGACTCATTTGTTCAATATTATCAAGTAGAAGCTAAGAAAACATCTGAAGATAATTTTAAAATAATATCTAGTGGTACAGAACTAAGACACGAGTTTTTAAACGTAATTGATGGAGAAAACTATACTGTAAGAGCAAAAGCAATTAATGCTTTAGGAGTATCATCTACATTTACATCAGCTACACATACAGTAGTCGGTGCAACAGAAACACCAGCAGATGTAACAGATTTATCAGTATCATTAGTAGGTTCAAATCAAATGGAGTTATCTTGGACTCCTGTTGCAGACTTAGATATAAGTTGGTATGAGATTAGATTTCAAAATGTTACAAGTGGTGCTACTTGGAATGAAAGCACACCGATAGCTAAAGTGGTAAGAAGAAAATCAAATGCTTTAACTATTAATGCACAAGTTGGTTCATATTGTATTAAAGCAGTAGATAAATTAGGTAATAGTTCTGCCGAAGCATCTATTGTTTCTACAAATGTTTCTTCTTTAGCAAATTTTACAAATGTTTTAACTTTGAGTGAATAATGGCAGATTTTAATGGAACAAGAGATAGTAGTGTAGCAATTTCAACAGATAATGCTGGAAGAAAAGTCTTAATCTTAGATACAATAACACAAGCAGATAGCTTAGTAGGAAATGTAGATTCTGCTGAGGGTAACTTTGATTTAGGCGGAACAGACTCAACATCTAATCCTACAAATTTTGGTGGTAATGTAAAAGCATCAGGAGAGTATATATTTTCTAATACTCTTTCACTTGATGCTATTTATGACACTACATTAGGTGCTGTTATTGGTATGAGTTCTGAAGATGAATACGATCTATTTGATTCAGGTAGAGGTGCAACTAATTTTGAGGAAGCTAAAGCACCTTTTGATGGAAGCCCTGAAATACAATGTGGTGCGGAAGTAACTGTGGGTGCAGATAATACAAGCTTAGATAATATAACTTCTTTTCAAAAGATTGCACAACAAAGTACAATTAAAGGTAGATTTTTTAAATTTAAATGTAAGATAACAAGTGATGATAATAAAGTGAGAGCAAAAGTTCATACTTTACAAGCACAAGTAAATATGGAGAAAAGAACAGAAGCTGGTCAAGACGTAGTATCAGATGCTTCAGGAACAACGATTACTTTTGTTAATTCTTTTTATGCGACTCCAAGTATAGGAATATCAGCACAAGGATTACAAACAGGAGACTATTATCAAATTACAAGTAAATCAAAAACCGCCTTTACAATTAGGTTTTATAATAGTAGTAATACAGGAATAAGCAGAACATTCGATTATCAAGTTGTAGGACATGGCTTGAAATCAACCAGCTAAAGGAGTATAAACAGATATGAGCCAAGTTTCAGATGTAGTATTAGCCAATCAAGGATTTGCAAGTTTCAGAACGGAACTTAATAATATATTAGGTGCATTAAACACAATGCACGTTGGAAGTTCAGCACCAGGTTCAGTAGCAACAGGCACTATGTGGGTTGATAACGGAACATCAAATACTCTAAAAGTAAAAATTAATGACGGCTCAGATAACATAGAATTATTTAGTATAAACACATCAACAAATGCGGTGACTAGCACAATGTCAGTAACAGGAACAATATCTGAAACTGACCCTAATGCTTTGCCACTTGCGATAGCTTTAGGATAAAAATATGGCAAATGTATTTAAAGTAAAAACTAATGGTGCAATGCCAGCAAGTTCAGGCACACCTCTAACTCTTTACACAGGCAAAACTTCTACAACAACAGTAGTAATTGGTTTGTTACTTTGTAATGTTCACACAGCATCAGTAACAGCTAGTGTTAAAATAGAATCAGATACATCAGACACAGAAACTAACGAAACAGTTTTTGTAGTTAAAGATGTAACTATACCAGCTGGTTCTTCACTAGAAGTTTTAACAGGTGGTAAAGTAGTATTACAAGCAACAGACGTACTTAAAATTGATTGTAGTGTCACAGCAAAGATAGATGCAACATTAAGTATTTTAGAAATAACATAGGAGTTTTAAGTGCCTTATATCGGACAACAACCAGCACCTAAAGTTATTACATCAAGTGATTTAAGTGCTGATGTAGTAACAGAAGCAAAGATAGCAGACAACGCAGTTGAGAACGAACACCTTAATGCAAATGTAATTACAGGTCATACTGCTCTTGGTGCAACACCAGCAGACACAGATGAGTTATTAGTTTCAGATGCTGGTACTTTAAAGAGAGTAGATTTCTCTTATTTAAAAGGTGGTGGTGAAAAAACATTATTAGCTACAACAACTGTTTCTTCAGCAGTATCAGGTATAACATTTGATAATACTTATTTTACTTCATCTTATAGAGATTATGTATTAACTGCATCACAACTTGATTATACTTCGGATAGCCAAAGAACATATTTGACTATAAGTAGTGATAATGGTTCTTCATTCAAATCAGATTCAACTTATAGATTTGGAGTTTATGGATTTGAAGATACTGGTGGTAATATAAGTCGTAACTCATCAAGTAATGATACTGGATTTGAACTTTTTTCTACTGTATCAACTGAAGCAGATGCAAGAACATCAAGT